CCTTCCATCTCTCTCCCCCGGGGACCCGTCGAACCCCTCCCCAACTCCGGGCGGCCCCATCGTCGCGCTGCTCGACAGCCTGCCGCCGCCGGCCTGGTCCCGACGGTCGCCGGCGTTCGCACCGTGGCTCGACGGTCTCGACGAGATCCCGGACGACGGCGCGCCCCCGCTGGCCATGTCGTCGCGTCACCCGGCCGCGGTCGGCTCCTACGGCTCCGAGGCCGAGGACTGGATCGAGCGTGAGCTCAAGGTCAAGCTCCGATGGTGGCAGCGGCTCTGTCTCTACCGGCTCCTCGAGCACGACGAGACCGGCCGGCTGGTCTGGCGGTCGGTGATCCTGTCCGCGCCGCGCCGCGCGGGTAAGTCGGTGCTGCTGCGTGGCCTGTCGCTGTGGCGGATCGCGCACGCCGAGAAGATCGGCGAAGAGCAGACCGTCATGTTCGTGTCCAAGGACCTGCCCACCGGCCGCGAGATCCTGATGAAGGCCAAGCCGTACGCCGCCGGCCGCGAGGTCGACGGCTGGAAGATGCGCGAGTCCAACGGCACCGAGGAGGTACGCGCGCCGGACGGGTCGCGGTGGCTGCTGCGCTCTCCTGACTCCTGCTACGGCTACGACGTCGGCGCCGGCCTGGTCGATGAGAGCTGGGGCGTGAAGCCCACGGCGATCTCCGAGGGGCTCGAGCCGGCGCTGCTCGAGCGGCTGTGGCGTCAGCTGATCCTGGTCTCGACCGCACACCCGCGCGCGACCTCGCTGATGCGTCGCCGGCTGCTGACGGCGCTGCGCGAGCTCGAGCACCCCAAGCGGCGCCTGGTCCTGCTGTGGTCGGCCCGGCCGAGCGATGACCCGTCCGACCCCGAGGTGTGGCGGTCGGCGTCTCCGCACTGGTCCGAGGACCGCGCCGAGCTGCTCGAGGACCGCTACGCCGAGGCGCTCGCCGGCGAGATCGATCCCGAGTTCGACGACCTGCAGCCCATGGAGTCGTTCACGTCGCAGTACCTCAACATCTGGCGCCTGCGCGAGGTGTTCGCACCTGGTGACCCGATCATCACGCCCGAGGGCTGGGCGGCCCTGGCGCTCGAGCCGCCGGCACGCCGGCCCGACGCGGTCGCGGTCGAGTCCTGGTTCGGCGATGCGGTCGCCGTGGTCGAGGCGTGGGCGGTCGACGACGGCGCGATCGTCCACGGCTACGCCCTGCCCGACGTTGAGACCGCCGCGGCCGCGATCGCCGCCGGCTACCGCGGCCGCGTGCACGTCGGCAAGTCCCTGGCCGATCATCCGGCGTGGAAGACGCACCGGCTACCCGTCGAGCCGCAGACCATGACCCCGATCAACGCTGTGATGGCGCTGCAGCGGCTGATCACCGACGACGCGATCCGCCACACCGGCGCCGACGTGCTCGACGACCAGGTCCTCGAGCTGCGAACCAAGGAGACACCCAACGGCGTGCGCCTGGTCTCGGCCGAGGGTTCCCGGGCCGACGCGGTCAAGGCCGCGGCCTGGGCAGCGACCGCGGCGCGTGCTCGAGGACCGCGGAAACGCCGACGGCCGATCCTCACCCCAACTACATAGGTTGGCTATGCTTCGGGCATGCAGTGGCCCTGGTCGAAGAAGAGCGTCACAACGTCGTCTCCGACCCCCGCCAGCGGCCGCCGATTCATCGGCGTCGACGACGTGGCCAGCGTGCTATGGGGCACCGACGGTCAATCCCTCGAGGTGCTCTACGCGCCGCCGATGCCGCGCGAGCTCGCCCTCACGATCCCGACCTACCTCAGGGCACACGCGATCATCGCCGCCGGCATCGGACAGCTCCCGCTCAACCTGACCTATGAGGAAACCGGCGAGCCGGCGCCCTGGCGCTGGATCAGCCGCGAGCCCGAGCCGGGCATCGTCCCGGCCGTGACCATGTCCCGCCTGGTCTCCGACCTGATCGACTACGAGCACGGGTGGCTGTGGACGGTCGGCACCTCCTACGAGCGCGGCAACACCTACCGCCGGCTCGACGCCTCGAGCGTCCCTGTGATGCCGAACCTGGTCACCACGCCGTACGGCACCTATGAGGAGTGGCCCGAGGTCGCCGGCCTGGTCCGGTTCGACTCCCCAACCTTCGGTCTGCTCAAGTACGGCCGTCGCGCGCTGTGGGCGTTGGCACGGCTGGAGAGCTCGGCGCTCTCGATCGCGACCGGGCAGCCGCCCGTCGACTGGTTCGAGGTCACCGACGGGTTCAACATGGACGAAGAGGAAGGCTCGGCCGAGAACCCCGATCATCCCGAGTGGTCCGAGATCGACGAGTTCCTCTACATCTGGCGCGAGGCCCGCAAGAAGGGCACCACCGCCTACATCCCCAACGGCCTGGCCTACAAACAGTCGGGATTCAACCCCGAGCAGCTGCAGCTGGGCGCCGCGCGGCAGCACGCGGTCGCCGAGATCTCCCGGCTGACTGGGATCGACCCCGAGGACCTGGCGCTACCGATCTCCTCGAGGTCGTACTTCAACGCCCAAGACCGGCGCCGGCACCGTACCGACTTCGTGCTCGGCCCGTTCATGACCGCGATCCAGCAGCGGATCTCACGCGACGACGTCACCCCGCGCGGGCAGGTCGCCGCGTTCGACCTGGGCGCGTTCCTGCGCCCCGACGACCTCACCGCGGCTCAGGTCGATCAGACCCTGATCGCCTCGAAGATCCTCACCATCGACGAGGTCCGCGAGCGCCGCCGGCTGCGTCCGCTCGGCACGCCGCCGGCTGACCCCGAGGAGCCGGTGACCAACTCCCGTCCACTGCGAGCGATCGGATGACCGATGACGATTGAGACCCTCGAGGGCGCCACCTTCCACATCTCCGCGCCCGGCCCGGTGACCTTCGAGGTCGACCGGCAGGCACGGACGATCCGCGGTGTTGCGCTCCCCTTCGGCGACGTTGGCACCTCGAGCACCGGCGACAAGTTCAAGTTCAGCCGCGGCTCGATCCGGTGGGGCAAGCCCAAGCTGCTCAACGCCCACGACTGGCATCAGCTCAGCGGAACCGCCGAGTTCGAGGACACCGACGACGCGCTGATGGTGGTTGCCCGGGTCGCCAAGACGGCCCGCGGTGACGAGCAGCTCGCCCTGGCCGAGGCCGGCGCGCTCGACTCGTTCTCTGTCGGGTTCGCCAACGGCATGAAGGCCAAGCGCGTGGGCGACGTCTTCGAGGTCTCCGACTCCGAGGCCCTCGAGGTCTCAACCACCCCACTACCCGGATTCGAGCGAGCCGCCATCACCGGCGTGACCGCATCCAAGATTCCCAACACCAAGGAGGACGCCATGTCCGGCGCCGCACCGACCACCGATCCCGCGCCGGCCCCGGCGCCCAACACCCCGCCGGCGCCCACCCCGGGCATCCCGGCCACCAACGAGACCCCGACCCGCGCCGAGTTCGCCGCGCTCGCCGCGCGCATCGAGAAGATGGGCGAGACCCCGCACCCGCTCACCGCTGTGACGTCGGTGAAGGAAGAGCCGATCTACCGGTTCGGCGGGTCGATCCCGGCGCCGTCGGGTCACGACTTCGCCAACGACCTGTACCAGGCCGGCCTACGCGGCGACGCCGCCGCGCTGGCCCGCCTGACCACGTTCACCGCCGAGCGGCTCGGTACTGCGTTCGTCGCCTCGAGCGACGTCGACGAGGTGAACCCGAACGTCTACCGCCCGGACATGTTCCTGGGCCAGCGGCCGACGAACCCGGCGCCGCTGCACTCGTTCTTCTACAAGGGCTCGATCTCCTCGCCGCAGCCGTTCTTCTACTCCAAGCTCGACCGCGGCGCGACCACGGCCGCGATCGGCGACCACACCGAGGGCAACGAGCCGGCGGCAACCACCCTGGTGACCGCCACCGGTGCCACGGTCACCCCGGCCGCGGTCTCCGGGAAGGTCCACATCACCCGCGAGGTCGGCGACCTCGGCGGCAACCCGCAGGTCTCGGGCCTGGTGTGGTCGGAGTTCGAGCGGACCTACTCCGAGGACCTCGAGGCGAAGACGGCCGCGTTCCTCGCCGCTGCGTCGGGAACCGCGGGCACCCTCGCCACGCCGGCGGCCGGTGCCGACGGCGCCGCGGTCGGCCTGGCGATGGAGACCGGCTCCGTCGACCTCCTCTTCACCGGCTACAACTGGTCGGCCGGCTTTGGCCACGTCGACCTCTTCAAGGCGCTGGTGGGCGCGCGTACGACCGCTGACGAGCCGATCTACCCGATCATCAACCCGGCCAACCGCAACGGCATCTCCGGGTCGAAGTTCGCCTTCATCGACATCGCCGGCTACCGCTGGTACCCCGCGGCCGCGCTCGGCGTGACCGGCACCGTCGAGGCTGACTCGTGGCTTGCCGACCCGATGGCGGTCCACGTGTGGAACTCCGGCCTGCTGCGCCTGGACAAGCTGCAGGAGGACGTCGAGGGCTGGGACCTCGGCGCGTTCGGCTACCACGCCGGCGTGCTCTACGACACCGACCGGCTCCGCAAGCTGCCCTACGACCCGGCTGCCTGATCGGAGGTCTGAACCATGGCTCGAATCTTGACCGGCGACATCGTCGCCTTCCCGGCCGGCCCCGGCCTGCTCACCCTGCCCAACGACGCGGTGGTGACCTGCCCGGGCAAGTACACCGTGCCCGCGAAGGGCAAGTACCGGTTCACG